GGGGTTGTCACTCCAAATCCTCAGCCCGAACCGGAGCCAGAAGTGCCGCCTGAAGGTGGTGGCGATGGCACTAATTGATCCTGCTGTATTCAAGCGTCACCTTCGTGTTTTTCACGACGACGAAGACGACGAGCTGACGCTTTATCTCGTCGCCGCGGAAACTGTGGTCACTGAATACCTCGATCGCGAGGTCGTAGCGGCGGGTCAAACGCCGTCACTTGCTGACGGCATCGTCATTAATGCCGCTATTTCGGCGGCCATTCTGCTTGTCGGTGCAGACCTTTACGAAAATCGCGAGCCTGACACCGCATCCAGCGGAGACGCAGTTTTGCCGAGACATGTTCGAGCGCTGCTCTCGGCGTACCGAGTTTGGCGGGTTGAAGAAGAGGTGCCGTAATGCCCCACGTCCGCTTCTCCGAAGACTTCGACTGGAAGCCGCTCCCGCAAGTCACCATCGCATATAAGGCTGGCTGGTCAGGGCGTGTCACCACACCTTGCGCGAATTCTGCTGTCGCAAGCAACAAGGCTGTACGTCTGAAAACTCCGAAAAAAGGTGAGAAGGATGGCGAAACGTAAGGGCGCAGGCGCGCTCAACAACATCGTCGTCTTTCAGCAGCGCGAAGCGGTGCGGGACGAAGGCGGTGGCACTAGCCAAGAGTGGGTAGACAAGTTCGAAACTTCTGCTCGTTTACAGCCACGCCTAGGTTCCGAAACGGACATTGCGTCCCGTACGCAGGGCATCCAGCCGTATACGCTCGTTGTCAGAAGCGAAACGCGAACAAGAGGCGTTACGCCGTCTTGGCGGGCTAGGAACAAGCGAACCGGTGTTCTTTACGAGATCCAGTCATGTGCCAACCCGGACGAAGTTAATCAGTACATCGAAATGCGCGCTGTCGTGCAGGGCGGTGGCTGATGGCTATCGGTGCTCGTATTCTGGGGCTTGCTAAACTCGAACAGAAGTTCAAGCGCTTGCCGAAAGTCGCTCGCGACATGGTTCGCGGGGCTATGGAGCAGGGTGCTGAAGATATCGTCGATATGATGAAACGTCGTGTTGCTGAAGATGACGGCGCACTACGGGAAAGCATTGGCTGGACGTGGGGTAAAGCACCAAAAGGCAGCATGGTGATCGCGACAGTCGAAGCCAGCCTTGCAGCTGATTGGACAATCACGATCTTTGCAGGAAACAAAGAAGCTTACTACGCTCGCTGGGTTGAGTTTGGCACGGTAGGCTTTGCCAATAAAGGCATGTTTCCAGGCACAAAGAACCCCGGTCAGGGAAAGCAACCATTCTTCTACGTGACGTGGCGAGCCAAAGACAAAGAAACAAAACGCCGTATTCGTCGAGCCATCACCAAAGCAGCAAAAACAGTAGCCGCAGGAGGCTGATGGATGGACCCTGTATGGGAACTTCAAACCGCTATCTATGCGCGGTTATCGCAGAATGCTGCGCTGACAACGCTAATCGGCGCGGACAAGGTCTATGACAATCCTCCCGCAGATCCGAATGGCAACATACCGGCCGCAACTTATCCGTATGTTTCATTCGGCAGCGCTTCGTCTTCTGATGACAGTGCCGATTGCGTTGATGCGGTTGACGTTATTTTCCAAATTAATTGCTGGTCGTCTCTGCCGAGTCAGAAACAGGTTAGGCAAATCGCTGACGCTGTGACCAAGGCACTTAGACGATGGGAACCGCCGCTCACAGTAAATGCTCTCGTCACCTTCGATCCTTGGCGCACTGACTACATCCGCGCTCCCGGCGTCAATCAGGCGTCACTCCAGTACACGGCAGTCATCGAGACGCCGTAGCCCGCACAGTCGGATTTCACCACTCATTCTCTTTTAAGGTCGCCATAGGTGGCCTTTTTTGTTGGAGGCCGCATTGGCTCAAGCAACGACTATCAAGGGCGGCAAATTCCGCGTCCTTATCGGCAACGATGCCGACCCAATTGTATACGAAAACCCATGCGGCTTCACGCAGCGGTCTATTACAATCAACAAGGGCCTCGAAGAGGTCAATGTTCCTGACTGTACCGATCCTGATAAGGTCGATTGGGTTGGGCGCGATGCAACCAGTCTTTCGATGAGTATCAGTGGGGAAGGCGTACTTGCCGCTGAAAGCGTCGATGTTTGGCTAGATGCGGTCGACAGTCTCGAATCCATTCCAGTGAAGGTTGAGTGGGAATTTCCTGCAAAAACCATTACGTGGACCGGCTTCATGCATGTTGAAAGCATTGAGGCGGGCGCAACCAACGGCCAGCGCGCGACGCTGAATGTCAGCTTGCAGTCTGACGGTGTTATGGTTCGCACATCTACGCCGGCTACACCATAATGAGCCGTGACGCATCGATCGAGCTAACCTGGGCGGATGATGATTACACCTTCCGCCTTGGGTGGAGCGAACTCGAAGCACTCCAGGAGGCCTGCGATGCGGGCCCCTGGGTTATTCTTGAGCGGCTTCACAACAAGCAATGCCGGTCTGGTGAGATTGCTGATGTTATCAGGCAGGGGCTCATCGGTGGCGGTTTGAAGCCGCCTGAAGCCACAAAGCTGGTTCAGAGATACGTCAAAGAGCGTGTGTCTGATTTGGCTGAGAATCTCTTATTTGCGATAGCTATTTTGCAAACCGCCCTTCAGGGAGCGCCTGAAGAGCCATTGGGGGAGCCGGGGGCGGCAAGTCAGGAGGGGAACAACTCGACAGTCTCCCCAATGGAAAGATCAGATTTGCCGCAATCTACGGAAACGGTGCAGTTCTAGGATTTACGCCGCAAGACGTTGGCAAAATGTCGATGTGGCAATACATGGCTGCGCTTGATGGTTACATCAAAGCGAATACGCCAGACGAGCCCGGTAAGCTTTCAGAAACCGAGAAAGACGATCTTTGGGATTGGATTAAGGCTGGGTGATGCTGGCCTTACCAATACTTTACGCCGATGTTCTTATCATGCCATGCCCGTCCGACTGTGTAGTTTAGACACCGGTCAACTTCGCCTCGGGCTTTCGCAAAGCTATCAGCGTGACCGTCCGGACTGCCGTTCTTCCAAGAGTTCAGGGCTTTTACCCAAACATCGCAATCGGCCTCGTAGTCCCTAAGTGCTTGTTCTGCGCTAGCTGAACGCGCCGCAGCAACATACTGCGCAGCCCGGTACTCATTCCAAAAATAGTACCCGACGAACGCGATAACCGCGATGCAGGCCGCGCCGACCAATACTTTCATCCACATCCCCAAGTTCGCGTGACTGCGAGCTTTTTTTCTTATCAGGACATCGTTTAGTATGGCAAGAACCGACCTCGAAAGTCTGGTTGTTCAGCTTTCTGCTGACTTCAAGTCATTTGAAAAAAGCCTGGCCCGCGCCAACGATGTTTCTAATCGCCAATTTAATGCGATTGAACGACGCGCCCGCCAGATGAACAAGAATCTGGATAGTATTTTCACGCGCTCGTTTAGCGGCCTCACGGCACCGCTCGCCGGAATCGGCGCTGCACTCGGTGTCGATCAGCTTCGCAAGATGACTGATACGTGGACGGATATGACGTCCCGCGTCAATCTTGCCGCAGGGTCGATCGATAAAGGTACCGAGGTCATGGGCCGTCTCGGCGACATGGCTCGCCGTACGTATTCGGATCTGACCCAAACAGCCGAAAGCTATCTATCCAATGCTACAGCTGTTCGCGAGCTTGGATATAACACCGATGAATCGCTAAACTACACCGAGGCGTTGAACAATGCGCTCGTGGTTTCAGGAGCTAAGGGCGATCGAGCTGCACGAGTTATCGATGCGCTCGCCAAAGCTATGGCGACCGGCAAGTTGCAAGGCGATAACCTCAATACGGTGATTGAATCCGGCGGCCGCGTTGCGGAAGCGTTGGCAGCTGGTCTTGATACGACAGTTGGCGGCCTGCGCAAGCTTGGTTCGCAGGGCAAGATCACGGGCAACGACATTGTTCGCGGCCTATCGAGCCAGATGGAAACGCTGCGTCAGGAAGCGGCCGACATGCCAGCGACGATCGGCGACGGCTTTACGCTTCTGAATAATGCTCTGCTTCAGTATGTTGGCAATGCTGACAGCGCAGCTGGCGTATCTGCGAAGATTTCCGAAGCGCTGGTCATGATTGCCGACAACTTCGACAAGGTTGCAGATGGCGCTTTGCAGGTTGCCGCGGTAATCGCTGGTGCCCTAGTGGGGCGTTCGCTCGCGGGTATGATCCGTACATTAGGTCTTGCTGGTACTGCACTGGCGAGTTTCACTAAGGCGTTGGCAGCTGCCCGGACTATGGGTGGCCTTACTACAGCCTTCGGTGGCCTTGGTGCCGCTGCTGGCCCTGTTGGTATGATCATCGGCGGTGCTGTCGTTGGTTCCCTAGCACTCTATTCTGCCAATGCAGCAGATGCCTCCAATCGGTCACAGAAGTTCGAAAAGGACTTGGAATCGTTAGGACTTCTGGCTCCGCGTGTTGCTGAAGGAATCGAGAGTGCAGCTGTTTCCCTTGAAAAATTGGGGAAAGAAAAAACTGCACAGAAGATTCGTTCTATCGCTGATGAGCTTGATCGAATTCGGAACGGTGGAAACTTTGGCGCGGTAGGCGACGAACTGAATGCTATCGCGGGCAAAGCTAGGTCTGGTGGAGTCATCAGGCTTTGGGATGATGATGCTGATAGCAAGGCGCGCACCGAAATCATTGAACTGACTGCCGGTCTGCAGAATATGCAGATTACAACTGACAAAGTTCGAGAGCGAATGAATGCTATTCGCTCCACGCCGATCAGCGATCCAGTCAAAGACCTTGCCAATGAGTTAGACCGTTCTGCTCAGAAAATGGCGGCATTACAGGCGCAATCGATTTCCTACGGCGAAATGCCGGGGCTCAAGGTCGCGCAAGAGGAGATCAACGCTGTTATCAGCGACTTTGATCGACTCGAAAAAATGGAAATTATCACATCTGAGCAGCGCAAAGCCTTAGAGGATGCGCTGAGAAAGCTGCGCGATACTGGCGATGGGGCGGTTGAGGCGCGCGCTGCGCTCGCATCGATAGGCGGCGTTAGCTTTAGCACAACGCTGAGCGGCCTTGATGGGTTGATTGATCGTGTCTCGACGCTCTACCAGCAGTTGGCGATTGCCCAACAGGTTATGGGCCAGATATCCGGTGCGCAAAATGCCATCGAAGATCGCTCGACCCGTTCAGCTAAAGATCCATACATCATGCAGCGTGAAGCTGCGAATGAGTATGAACGCGATCAGATGCGGTTGGCGGCGCTCAGCAAAAAGGAACACGCGCTCGAAATGGAGCGCAAGAAAGTTCGCGACGCAGCCACTAGAGATGGCATAGCTCTCGAAGCGGATGCTATCGACCGAATCGCGAAAGCGAACCTTGCCGCACAGGAAAGCCGAACCGCCGAAGGCAAGAAGCCGAAGAAAGAAAAAAAGACACCGGCTGAAAAATTCGACACTACGGTTCAGGACGCTAACGACCGGACAGCTGCACTTGTCGCGGAAACTGAGGCTCTTCGCCAGATCAATCCACTAATTGATGATTACGGCTTCGCAGCTGAAAAGGCACGCACCGAGCAGGAGTTGCTTAATGCAGCTCAAAAGGCTGGCATTGCCATCACTCCTGAACTCCGTTCGCAGATTGCGCAAACTGCCCAGCAGTGGGCGCTCGCAACTGCGGAAGCGAATAAGCTCAACGAAGCGCAAGGCGAGTTAAGGCAAAAATCCGAAGAATGGCGCAGCACCGAGCTCGATGCGTTCAAGGGATTGGTGACGGATCTGTCATCTGGAAAAGACGCTGTTGAAGCCCTGACCGACGCAGTACAAAAGCTGATCGATAAGCTGCTGGACATGACGTTGAACAACCTTTTCGAAGGTCTATTCGGGAAGTCAGGAAGTCTGTTCGGCGGGTTCATGGGTTTCAAAGACGGCGGACTGCCTAAGTTTGCCAATGGAACGCCTTCGCGACTCGGTCCCGGCCTCATTCGTGGACCTGGAACTGGTCGCAGTGATAGCATACTTGCGCGAGTATCGAACAAAGAGTTCATCACGAACGCTCGTTCGACAGCAAAACATCGTGGGCTTCTTGAAGCGATCAATGAGGATCGATTGCCTGCATTTGCGACCGGCACACCAAGTCTGCGCGCCCCATCAATGCCGATACTCAGCGCTCCACAAAGAGCGGGAGCCGCAGGCCCGATGCGTGTGGATGTTGTGACCCGGTTCGAGAATGACGGAAACTTCCATTCGTATGTCGAGAACGTGTCTCAGAGCGCCAGCACAAGAACCGTCAAAGCATACGACAAATCAGGCCCGATGCGTTTTGCGCGGGACAGTAAGCAGGCATCGAGGCGGGGGTTAGTGCGATGATCGATCTTCTCTCAACCGTCCGCTTCGTGCCGTCGTACCCAATGCTGAACAACCCGACCAGCCAGACAAAATTCGGCGGTCGGGTTATTTCGACGGTTGAGTTCGTTGATCCTTATCGCACTGTGGATATGGAAACTTTACCGATGAAGGCCAGTGAGGCCGTTCAGCTTCAGGCTTTTATTGCGGCTGCCAAGGGCGGCATGGAAACGATTGTCTATCGTCCGAAGCATATATGCATTCCCCGCGCTTATTGGGGTGATCCGAACAATTCTCACATCACCGGCACAGCATCGCGCGGAACGGTGACAGGCGGATACACTGTTCAGCTAACAGGTGTTGTTCCGGGTTTGCAGTTGATGGACGGTGATATGTTCTCACTGAAGAGCGGT